CTGGTCGTTTTGTTCCAGAGGATGTAATTCGAACAACTCACATCGGTGTTTCAAATACGTTCCCAGCCGTTGTAGGAAAGTTTGACTCAGTAAATTTATACGATACAACAGTTAAAGGCGCAACAAGATTGATCGCAAAAGGCGGCGGGGGAACGCTTGATGTTATTGACCAAGTTGCGTATGACTTATTTCTAGCGAAAGGTAAAGAATGAGTACCGATACACCACGAATCGAACGCATGTATCTTGAAATCCTATTGGGGATTGATCAAAAAGATTCATTGCTTAAACCACTTACTCCCGCAGAGATCGCACAATGGGGTCGAATTGATAAGCAAGTCAAAGAGATTCGCGCAATGGGCGGCGAGTTTGAAATCCCTAACGAGATTCCACAATCCGAACCCGTAAGTATGGTCGAATGAACGTTGCTTATATGATCAGCCTGTTAAAACACGGATCGCACGATCAACGCACTCACGCGCACTCATCAGGTGCTACTGCAATGCACGCTAATCTGTCTCCAAAAATTGATGCGATCAACGCACAGATAGACGGAGTACCGTCAAACCCAACTATTGCAGGTGACTTGGTTCAAGCAAAAGTCACTCTTCATGCGGCATCAATCGCACCAACGCCTCTTGCGAGCGCGCAAGGTTTGATGAACACGCGTTTAGCATTATCAAACGCCGCGCGAAAAGTTACAGGCAGTAACACTCCGCTTGCCATTAAACTTGGTGACATAAGCAAAGACGTAAAATTGCTTGAAGCAGCATTACAAAGACCATAGGACAGGAATATCAAATGAGCATTTTAATTAGCGATGGCGACTCACTTCCAATTGCTGTCCATCGCGAAGCAAACAAAGCGGCATGCCCAACTGCAACAAAAGACATTGCCGTAAATCTTGCGCATCGTCAGAAAGCAATCAAAGCGGCAAACTATGGTCCTTTGAATCCAGCCGAACCTAATGCCGATTTTTGGCAGGCAAAGGCTGACATGTGGGAAATCAGTATTCCCGAGGCAAAGACCTCTCGTTGTGGCAATTGCGCGGCGTTCATTCAGACAAAAGAAATGCTTGACTGCATTGATGCAGGACTTACCGCTGGCGATTCTAACGCCGAAAACGCTTGGGATACGATCGGCGCTGGCAACCTTGGTTATTGCGAAGCCTTTGATTTCAAATGCGCGAGTAAAAGAACTTGCGACGCATGGATAGCGGGTGGTCCTGTTAAATGAGAGCATCAATTTTCATTCAATAACATAATCCCTATTTATGGGACACGCGTTTCAAGCATAAATTGAACAACCTTATGTTAGCCTTTTCCTACCGATGTTTGGACTTGTCTAACGAGGCAACTACCAAAATTGGGTAAGGAGAAATTATGGCGAAAGCACCAAAGATGGTTCGCCTCGCAATTGATGAAACAAGCGGCGTTGATCACCCTGCACATTTAACCGAAGGTTGGATGGTAATGAAATCAACAACGACAGAAGAAATTGATGCGGTAATTGATTCTCTATCCGAAACACCAATCACAAAGGAGGACTCAGTGTCCGATGAAAGCACAGTTGTAACTGAGGACGCAGTTGTTGCAGAAGCGCCAGTCGCAGAGGCAACCGAAACTGAGTCACCAGCAGTTGACAAAGATGCAAAAATTGCTGAACTCGAAGCCGAACTAGAAAAGGCTAAGAAGATGCCAGCGTTCATGTCACCAGACAAAATGGATGGCGAGAGCGAAGAAGATTACGCAAAGCGTATGAAGAAGATGGAAGAAGAAAAAGCAATGCACTCAAAGAAACCAATGGCAAAATCATTGGAAGCCGTTGAGAAGGCATTTACTTTCGAAAAGGCACGCGCTGACGAAGCAGTTGCACTTCTTCAAAAAGAACGCAATGAGCGAGCAGATGCAGAAGCAATCGCTAAAGCAAAGAATTGGAGCAACCTTCCACTAGAAGCGGAAAAAGTTGGTCCAGCACTTCGTCAATTGTCACTAATTAACGAAGAACTTGCAAAGAGCATTGAGGGCATTCTTGAAGCCGTCAACGCGCAAGCAAAAACATCAAACCTATTTGCAGAAATCGGCAAGTCAGTTGATGCAGGAACAGACGCTTATTCACGCATGACAGCACTCGCTAAGGCGGCTGTTGAATCAGGTGTTGCTAAGTCAATCGAACAAGCAATGGCAGACGTAGCGATCGCAAATGCTGATCTCTATTCACAGTATCTATCCGAGAAGGGTGCTAACTAAAAATGGCATACGAAATTAGTAATTATGCAGTAAAGGTCACCCTCGTAGCGGGTGCAGACCTTTCTGCTTTGCAATACACATTCGTGAAACTCAATTCAAGCGGACAGGCGATCGCAGTTGCTGCGGCTACTGACGTTGCAATTGGCGTTTTGCAGAATGCACCAACATCAGGACAGGAAGCAGAAGTCCTAGTCATTGGCGGAACAAAGTTAGTCGCGTCAGCCGCGGCAACACTTGGAACTGCACTTAACATCGGAACAACATCAGCAGGTAAGGGTGTTGCTCTCGCTGTAACAGATACCACCAAATACATTCTTGGCGTTTATCTAACGGCACCAGCCGCCGATGGCGATATTGTAACTGCGCTAGTCAACTGCGCAACACCAAGCCGAGCATCATAAGGAGCCAATAGAAAATGCCACAGCCAAACGTAAATAGCACACACATTGATGCTATTCTCACAAACATTTCCGTTGCTTATCTACAAAAGCAAGATAACTTTATCGCTGATAAGGTTTTCCCAGTAATTCCTGTAGATAAGAAGTCAAACAAGTATTTCGTTTATACAAAGAACGACTGGTTCCGCGATGAGGCACAACGCCGCGCCGATGCAACCGAGTCTGCTGGTAGCGGATACTCACTCACCACAGCAACTTACAACACAGACGTTTTCGCGTTCCACAAGGACGTAGGCGATCAGACAGTTGCTAACTCAGATGCACCATTGAACCCATTGCGCGAAGCAGCAGAATTCGTTACACAGCGTCTTTTGCTTCGTCGTGAATTGCAGTTCGTAACTGATTTCTTCACAACTGGCGTATGGGCAACCGACGTTACTGGTGTTTCAGGAACTCCGGGCGCAAGTCAAACAAAGCAATGGTCAGATTACTCAGCATCAGATCCAATCAACGACATTGAAAATGCTAAGGCATCAATTCTTTCAACAACAGGCATCGAGGCAAACACACTTGTTCTTGGTTACGACGTATTCCGTCAGTTGAAGAACCACCCTGATCTAGTTGATCGCATCAAGTACACATCTTCACAGACAATCACAACCGACATGCTCGCAGCGATGTTTGACATCCCACGCGTTATGGTTGCAAAGGCTGTTAAGGCAACAAACAATGAAGGCGCAACTGGCGCATACTCATTTGCTTATGGCAAGGGTGCACTTCTTTGCAACGTTGCAACAAACCCAGGAGTTCTCACTCCATCTGCTGGATACCAGTTCTCATGGACTGGCGTTTCAGGCGGTCTAGGTGCAAACATCGGAACTTCATCATTCCGCATGGAAAGCATCAAGGCAACACGCGTTGAGGCAGAAATGGCGTTTGACAATAAGGTAGTGGCTAATGACCTTGGCTACTTCTGGACTTCAATCGTTGCTTAAATAAGTCAATAAAGGAAGGGGAGTCGTGATCGGCTCTCCTTCCTTTTCTTAGAAAAGGAAAATAAATGACTGTAAATCTTATTACGAAAGGCAACGCTAAAGTAGGCGCGCTTGCTGTGAGTACAGACCTTCAAGTTGCAGATGATGCTTACATCAACGGACACCTTGGTTACAATGTAGTTATCAATGACATTGCAGACGGCGCTTCTATGACTTTCACAGCGGCTAACCTTCTTGATGGAATTGTTACTGCTACACCAACCACAGCCCGTAACATTCAAGCACCAACAGCGGCTACTCTAATTGCAGCAGTTACACCACTTACTGCTACAAACATGGCGTTCCCTTTCACAATTATCAATCTTTCAGCATCAGCAGCAGCAATGACGCTAACAGTTAATACTGGAACAACAATTGTTGGTTCAGCATCTATTGCTTCTGCTTCATCTGCTTCGTTTATTGCACGAATTTCATCATCATCGGCGATCGTTATTTACCGAGTGTAATGTGAAAGCAAAACTTCTAAAAACCCTTACTGTAGATGGTCAACAACTATTAACAGGAACAA